AAATAATCCAAGCAACTAATAATGCCGAGCTCGCGGTCCGGTTTGGTCGTAAGGCTAAGACGTTAATGGAGCAAGATGAATTTAAAAATATCTTTGGTACTAGATTGCGTGAAGATTCTAAAGCTGCAGGTAAATGGGAAACTGACCAAGGTGGTGAATATTATGCGGCTGGTGTTGGCGGATCAATTACCGGTCGTGGTGCTGATCTATTAATTATTGATGATCCACATTCGGAGCAAGATGCAATGAATATGGCATCCTATGACAGGGTGTATGAGTGGTATACTTCTGGGCCGCGGCAAAGACTGCAGCCTGGTGGCAGGATAATTGTGGTGATGACGCGATGGAACGTTGCTGATCTAACAGGTAAACTCCAACGTGCACAAAAAGAACCAAAAGCAGACCAATGGGAAGTAATTGAATTCCCGGCAATCTTGCCAAGCGGGAAACCGGTGTGGCCGGGTTATTGGAAACTAGAAGAACTTGAAGCAGTGAAAGCATCCGTAAGTATACTAAAATGGAACGCACAATACCAGCAAAACCCCACAGCAGCAGAAGGTTCTATTGTTAAACGGGAGTGGTGGAATGTTTGGGACAAAGACGAATTACCGCCACTAGAGCATATTATACAAAGCTATGATACCGCCTTTATGAAAAAAGAAACGGCCGATTATAGTGCTATTACCACGTGGGGCGTATTTCACCCTAGCGAAGATAGTGGACCGGCATTAATCTTAGTAGACATGGTCAAAGATAGATATGAATTTCCTGAGTTAAGACGGATTGCTAAAGAACAATATGACTATTGGAAACCCGAAACGGTGATCGTGGAGGCAAAAGCTTCAGGACTACCATTAACGTATGAAATGCGTAAAATGGGTATACCAGTTATTAACTTTACACCAAGCCGTGGAAATGATAAACATACTAGAATAAACTCTGTTGCACCTTTGTTTGAATCTGGTATGATTTGGGCACCGGACACAAAATGGGCAGAGGAAGTGATTGAGGAATGCGCTGCATTTCCATTAGGTGAGCATGATGACTTGGTGGATAGTATGACTCAAGCAGTAATGAGATTTAGGCAAGGGGGCTTTGTAAATCATCCCGATGATTACGAAGATGAACCATTGCCACAACAACAAAGGACGTACTACTGATGGGTATAGTAACCGCAATATTAAATGCTTTAAAGAAAGCTTTTAAAGGCAAACCAGCCACTGTTTCTGAATTAAAAAAAACCATGACTAGTCTAGGACTAGATGATCCAAAAATAATGGATGAGGTAATCGCTGCTTACAAAGCTGAAGAAACCGCTAGTTTAAGTAAAGCTAAAGACTTAGTAGCAAAGGGTGATGTTCCAGAGGAACTTGCTAAACCAGTAGTGCAAACTTTTGATGATTCTATTAAAAAATTTGCAGACGAAATTGGTGGTGATGTGGATGAAGTTAAAGGGGCTATTGCTAATTATGTTAATGAAGGTTATGAAGCCGGTAGCTATAAACGAGTTGATCCAGACAGCGCAGAATCCATTGCTAACATAATTGATATAAATACTAATTATGGTAAAAGTAGTAAAATTAATTTTATAGATGATATTAGTGAACAAATTAATACTGACAAAGCTTTTTCTCGAGTAGATAATATGTCTGATGATGCATTGATTGCAGAATCCGGTATACCGTCAGGAATGAAAACACAAGCTGAAGCCAACCCATCTAAGTTTCTTCAAGATATGTTTAATGTTGAACCTACTAAAGTTCAAAAAATAGCAGACTCAACTTTAGCTGAAATTCAAGCTATGGACGCACAATTAAAAAATTTAATAGAAGAAGGCAAGTTTACAGAAGCTGATGCACTTGCTGAACGTTTAAAAGATTTTAGAAACCAATTAAACGCTGGTGATTTGGACGCAGCGGTAATACCTCCTGACAGAACTTTAAATGCTAATGGTGGTTTAATACCACCACAAAGTGGTCCAATGTCCAATGGTATTGGTCAAATGTTTAAAAGAAAGATTAGTTAATGGCTATAGAAAAAGATAACAGAATACAGTTACCTAATAATATTAGAACTAAAGTTAATGTTCCAGGTAAGCAAGGACAAATAGAACAGATACAAGGTAACTTACAACAACAACAAAACCAACAACCTATTGAAATTACTCAAACGGAAGATGGTGGGGCAGAAATAAATTTTGACCCTAATGCCCTCGCGCCTCAAGGCACAGCTGGTCATGAAGAGAATTTAGCAGAGTTTTTAGAAGAAGAAATTTTACAAGAGATTGGATCAGAAATTATTAATAATTATGATGAGCACAAATCATCACGTCAAGAATGGGAAGACTCTTATACTAAAGGTTTAGACTTACTTGGTTTTAAATATGAAAACAGATCAGAACCTTTTCAAGGCGCTTCCGGTGCTACACACCCTGTCTTAGCAGAAGCAGTAACTCAATTTCAATCTTTAGCTTATAAAGAATTATTACCTGCAGGCGGTCCGGTCAGAACCCAAGTTATTGGTAAAGTAGATGATCCCAAAGAAGCACAAGCTTTACGGGTTAAAGAATATATGAATTACCAGTTAATGGTAAACATGAAAGAGTATGAGCCTGAGTTTGATCAAATGTTATTTAATCTACCTCTTGCTGGTTCTACCTTTAAAAAAGTTTATTACGATTCACTTTTAGGCAGATGTGTTTCTAAATTTATCCCAGCAGAAGATTTAGTAGTACCTTATAATGCCACTTCTTTAGAAGATGCTGAATCAATTACACATAGTGTTAGAGTTACTACAAATGATTTAATTAAAAATCAAATTAACGGTTTTTATCGTGACGTAGAGATACAAGAAACTAGATACAACACTAGTGATGTAGAAGAAAAGAAAGATTCTATTTCCGGTGTTAGTAACACTATTGATGAAGTGCATACTATTTTAGAATGTCATTGTGAATTAGATTTAGATGGCTTTCAAGACGTCAGCCAAGAAGGTGAAGCAACTGGGATTAAACTACCTTACATTGTTTCAGTTGACGAAGGCTCAGGAACGGTTTTAGCTATTAGAAGAAACTTTAAAGCAGAAGATCCGTTACGCATGCGCCGTGATTATTTTGTACACTTTAAATTTTTACCAGGACTAGGCTTTTATGGCTTTGGTCTAATCCACATGATTGGTGGCTTATCAAGAACGGCAACTAGTGCATTAAGACAATTACTAGATGCTGGTACTTTAGCTAACTTACCTGCTGGATTTAAAATGCGTGGCATCAGAGTACGTGATGAAGCTCAACCGTTGCAGCCGGGTGAGTTCAGAGATGTTGACGCGCCTGGTGGAAATCTTAAAGATGCATTTATGCCCTTACCCTTTAAAGGCCCATCAGAAACACTATTAAGTTTAATGGGTGTCGTAGTTCAAGCCGGACAAAGATTTGCTTCAATTGCTGATATGCAAGTGGGTGATGGTAATCAATCAGCAGCCGTGGGCACTACTGTGGCACTCTTGGAACGCGGCTCGCGAGTTATGTCAGCTATTCACAAACGACTTTACCAAAGTTTAAAATGTGAGTTTATGTTGTTAGCATCAACTATGAAAACTTACCTACCACCAGAATATCCATATGATGTTGTCGGTGGTGCAAGACAAATATTTGCAGCTGACTTTGACGACAAGATAGACATTATTCCAATTGCTGATCCTAATATATTTTCACAAACACAACGTATTAGTATTGCACAAAGTGCGATGCAGTTAGCTATGTCTAATCCTAAAATGCATAATTTGTATCATGCTTATCGTGGTATGTATGAAGCGTTAGGTATTAAAGATATTGATTTGTTATTAAAGAAACCACAACAACCAGCACCGATGGATCCAGCTATGGAAAATATACAAGCTTTAAGCGGTACACCTTTCAAAGCTTTTCCAAATCAAGACCACCAAGCACATATGGCAGCACATTTAAGCTTTATGGGCACTATGATGGCTCGAACTAATCCACAAATACTAGCTTTATTGCAAAAAAACATCCTTGAACACATAACTTTGATGGGTCAAGAGCAAGTGCAACTAGAATTTAAGGACGAAATGATGCAAATGCAACAAATGCAGATGCAAATGCAACAATTACAAGGTCAAATGCAACAAAATCCACAAATGGCACAACAAATGCAACAAAACCCTGAACTAATGCAAGTGCAACAAGAAATGAAGAACTTAACAGAGAAAGTTGAGTCAAGAAAAGCTATTTTAATAGCTGAAATTATGGCGGAGTACTTAGAAGAAGAGAAAAAAGTGCTAAATCAAATAGACAACGACCCATTGTTGAAATTAAAGTCAGATGAACTACAGTTAAAGGCTAAAGAAGAAGAAAGAAAGCGCGAAGAGGGTGAAACTAAGGCTGAAATGGACGCTTTACGACTAGTTTCTAACCGTGAAATAGCTGAAGATAAACTCGAACAAGATGACGATCATGCTAAAATGCGAGCTTCAATATCCTTAGCCAAAGACGGTATAAAACAAATGAAAGCTACTATTAAGGAACAATAATCTATGAGTTCGGAATATAGAGACATTGTAGAAA